GGATTCCTGCCAAGTGGTACCAAGTTTCGTTGTCAGTTGAGTTTGTCGATGCGGCTGAATATGAAGTAGATCCGGAACACATCGCAAATGCTGGCTGAGTACCAGACGCGCCGCCACCGTTCATGTGAAGCATCCACTCAGATGAGGCATTAGAGCCGATAGTCCATTTCCCAAAAAAGTAACGTCTCCAATTGGCACCGAGCACAGGGCGATAGACCCAAGTCGCCACCGAGAAATCACTGGCACCAAAGTCAAACTCACCGGAGTACCCAAGCCTAATATACTGGTCCACTCCGTCCGTAGATGCCTGCCAGCCCGTATCGCCTATCTCAAGAATGTCACTATCGCTGGGAGTCCCGTTATCAACGTTCCCGCTAAGGTCCAGCACTTCGCTCGTATCATGCGCCCCCAGAAAGTTCAGCCGCTTCGCGTCCTTCTGGTACAGCGCAGCAACTTCGGACGCGGTAAGCGCGTAGTGGTAGATCGGAATCGGGGATTCGACGAGGCCATCCATCCATCCAACAGGGGTAGAGTCTGCTGAAACAGCAATAGATAGCTGATCGATCCCCGTTGCGTCTGCATCGCTATTTGTGTTTTCAGTTCCCGCAACTCCATCGAGATAAATAAGACGGGAGGTGGGACTCGCGTAAACACCTACCAGATGGTGCCACTCTCCATCATACGTATGGCTGATTTCTGACCGATTCGCTTCTAAATAGCTTCCAGAAAAAATATCTGCATAGAACTTGTCTTTTTCGGTGTCCCATCCAATGCGGTATTGCTGTGACGTGGAATCTTTATCGGCTATGCTCACCGCAATGCCTGTGGTATCCGTCGAAAATTTTACCCATACAGCAAGCGAGAAAGGTGTTCCAACATGCGAGATGTCAGATCGTGCTGTCTGATCTATGCCATTGCATGTCAGCGAATCCCCAAAGGCGCAGCAAGCCAATGCCAGAATTAGGACAAATCCCAATTTCAGCTTTCCAATTTCAGCTTTCAGCTTTGCCCAACATCGCATCACTGAGCACTCCCAAGATCAATGTTCAGATCAGAAGAAAACAGAAAACCGTTCGTCCCGCCAACCGAATCCCACCGGCAATCAAGCAGGCATTCACCCGTAGCGAGCGTCACGCTGCCCGTAGCGGCCACTACGCCATTCGTGTCGTAGTTGTCGATGGTGTAGCTGCTTACGTCCCACACCGCGCTTGTGGCGATAGGAGAGTCGTTGCAGTAGCCAATCAGAATCGCATTGGTCTGGCTCACGGCATTCGTCACAAAGGGCGGCACTCCTGAGAATACCGGATTGTACGTCCCTGCTTCGGACACCTGCACGCGGATCGGGTCCAGCCGATCAACGTCCTCAAAGTCCCACTTGTAGAAGTCCAGCACATCCCCGCTGCCATCCTGCAACGGGATCAGATCGGGCCGCACAGCTTGGTTCAGGTAGAAGTTGTCCACCGGAATCACCCGCGCCGTGGATCCACCACCGCTGGCCGCTGCCGCTGCCACCACTTCCCAGGCATCATCCTTGCGCACATACTGGTTCCCATCACTCGGCGCATCAGCAATCAGCTTCACCGTCGCCGTGTTCGTCTCGCTCCCATCCAGCGAATAGGTCAACTCAATACCGGTTTCGGGATCAACCAGATTCTGTGCCAACGTCACCTTGTTGGGTCCAAAAAACCGAAGCGCCTGCACGTTGTCCAGTAGATTTGTGTTCAAATTCACACTATCCTCAGCCGGCCGCTGGTCCAGGGGAAGATCCACCGCCACCCCACTACCGCCACCGGGATTGATAATCTGCCCCTGAACCGAAAAAGCCAGGAGCATCCCAACCAACAAAAAACCAAACCTCTTCATCTCTGCCCCCTTCTAATTTCAGCTTTCAGATTTCCCTATTTCAGCTTTACCCTAATACGCCATCGGCTGCGCATCCAACTGGCCATCACTGGCACCGGCACGAATGAACTTCGCCGCCAGGGCCGCCTCACGGCGCATCATACCGGAGGCTCCGGCTCCCAGATACAGCCCGGTACTGGCATCCGGATCGTCGCCATCCATGCGCAACCGCACCGGCTGGCCGCTGATCGTGTACTGAACATGGGTAGCCGTGGCCGGCACCGTAATCGTCACCACGCTCGTACTGATCGCCTCACTCTGGTGAACCCCAACCGGCACCAAATTCGCCTGATCCGTCACATTCCTGATATTCCGTCCCATGATAGCCTCTCTTTCTAGTTCCCAATTTCAGCTTCCGGCTTTCCAATTTCCCAATTTCAAATTTACGCCGTGACAACTCCCGCAACCGTCCCCTGCCCTTGCTGCCCCTCGGCAATATCCGCGGCATCCGCCAGGTAGGCATACGCCCGGGATTCCTGCCGCTCGGCCTTGCTCTCCTGCCCATCCTCCGCCAACAGATCAGAGTACACCGCCCGCTTCAGGAACTTGTTGAGCACAAAGGGCACCGGCTGCACTTCCCAATAGGCGGTTTCCGTCGTCGGATCCTTGCCGGTTCCATCCTGCAGAGCCTTGTAGCACTGCCCGGTAGAATCCACATAGACCACATCGCCGGTCACATACGCCGTAGCAGCTACCCACTCGACAGAGGTAAACTCCGGCGGACGCTTCCTGAACTCAATCCAGACACGATTGGGAGCAAGGCTGCTCGGCTGCACGCCGTTGTCAGTCAGGTGAAAGGCCAGTGCCCCGGGATAGTCGCTGGTGCGGGGATTCCGGGCATAGACGCCCTTGACCTCACCAATGGCGGTCTCGTCGGTCTGGTCCAGGGAAACATACCGGTCAAAGGCGTAATCATCATCATCGACCGCCGCCACCAATACCCACCAGCTCGCTTCAGATTCGGGATTCTTCCCGGTGTTGGCGGCCTGCAGCGAATAATAGTAATTGTCGTTATAGTAGACTTCGGCACCAAGCGCATACGTCTCGGTATTGTCCCAGGTGTAGCGGTACTGGCGCCGCTCGATCACCGTCCACTCTGGCCAGAACATCCATTCCCAGCCTTCTTGAATCCGAATCTCCGCAAAGTCTGCAACGGATGCCGCATGCTCATCGGTATAATCTCCAGAATCAGGACTGATCCCGGCGCGCAATGAAACACTATGCAGAAGGCTCTTGAAACTAATCGTTCTCATAACTAAGCCTTCCTCCTGCTTCTAGCTCGAAATTTCAGCTTTCAGATTTCCCAATTTCAGCTTTACTCGTCAGGCCGCCCATTCGCCATAGCTCTTATGAAATTTCGGGGAGCTCGGGGTGTACCCCACCTGTATCTTCTCACTGCGACTTTTCACGCGGCATTCGGGATTCTTCTTCAGTGTGTCATGCACAAAGTCTTCATCATCCCAGCACTCATAGCCATACTTGCGGCCAAAGTAGTGATAGAAATAGGGATCCATCTGCATCGAGACTTCACCGATCGCCATGGTGCGGCGCTCGCCCTGTACCTCTGCACATAGATTCTGGCGGGCATGTGCCTGCACCGTCTCAAGATGGTGCCCGGTACGAAACTCCTCAAGCAGATCATGCGTCAACTCAATCCCATCCAGAATCGACATATCATCAATAGTCTGCATGATCCCCCCTCTCAACTTCCCACTTCCCACTTCCCACTTCCCACTTCCCACGTCCCACGTCCCACGTCCCACCCCCCTAAGGGGGCTGCCCGGTGGGTGGCCGCCACCGGGCTAGCCAGGCGCGAGGTAGTGCGCTAGTCGATTCCGAAGAATTGGAAGTACAGACGTACAAGGCCGGTATTCAGGCTGGCCGTGGCATCCGCCGCGTTTGGTGTAAGCACTGCATCCACTGTATCCGCGGAGGTATACACACGTTCGCCCAACGCTGCTGCTGTGAAGACAGCCGTGGCGCTGGTGGCAACTGTGTTCGTGGCATAAACCGGACTGGTCGCCGTGACAACAGTTGTCGTCGTGAGTGTATTCGTATCCGCTCCTGAGTAGACAATGGCGGACGTTGTATCGGTTACGTTCGTGGCATAAACCAGCGAAGTCGTGACCGGTGTCACGGCAATGGTACCGCCATTCAGGCTAGACCATTGAACCCAGGCTTCCGTTCCATTGGCGTTCAGTTCCATACTGGTCAGGTACCGGTCAACATCGTCACCATCCCCAACCGTCAACGCGCTCTGGTTGTGGTTCGTGTCGCTGCTATCCTGAAACGCAGTCACCAGGTCGGCATACACAAACCGTACGCACGCATTGGCCGGCACCGTGAACAACGCCACAGTCTCGGCCGTGTTCGTGGTCGTCTCGCTGAAGTCGTTATGCTCCAGCTCAACAACATGCGTAGCTCCACCATGCAAGGCCGCTTCCTGCGCGGTCAACGGCTGCACGCTCGGCGTGGCAAACAGCGGCCCGGCAATGAATCCAACAGCGGCCAGAATTGCAAACAGCTTGAATCTCGTCATTCTCTCATCTCCCCTTTGGGTTTCTCTTAAAGGCTCCCGGTGGGGTCGTCCCCCACCGGGCTCCACAGTAACATCCTACTTCCTACTTCCTACTTCCTACTTCCTACTTCCTGCGTCCCACACTCTCCTAGCTATCGCTGTTGGTATAAACCACAGCATGCCCCAGCGGGTTCTTGCACTTCTGAGCAACAATCATGTCCTCATTGGCGCGAGGTCCGCCGCCACGATCTTCCAGATCCCGGACGCGCGGCAGGCGCGTGTAGCAGATCTCCAGCATATCCATGTCCAGGAACAGGCCAGAGCGCGTGCTGTAGGCCGTCTGGGCGCCGGTCGTCTCATCAGTGGCCAGGAATGAGCTGATCATCAGATCAACCGTACCCGTATCCATCACGAGACGGTCAATCACGTTAATCAGCGCCCGGCTCTTGGCGTCCTGATTGAACGTGCGCGCGGCCGTCTTGCTCGCCACGGTGTCCACGTAGGTGCTGAACTTGCTGATATGGCGCTTCAGTGCCACACCAACCAGCCCCTTCAGGGTCACGGCATCCTTGCGCTGGCTGTAGGCGCTCTGCATGATATCGCCGAAGGCGTCTTCAGTCAGATCTGCCAGGGCATCCGTGTGGCGGCTGTCAGACGGTGTGAGAAAATCGGCGTGAACCGGGTACACACTCTGCGCCACATCCGACAACCACTGGAACAGTCCGCGGGTCTCGTACGGCTGTGCGGCGCCGTCTTCAATCGCCTGCTCGCTGTTCGAAAGGAAACGCGCTTCGCCCATACGCTTCAGGAGCACGAGGCCCTTGATCTTCTGGCGCGCCATCTCGGTCTTGGATTCGCCGGCAACGTTGCTCTCGTTGGCGAAGTCCGTGACACTCGGGTTGTACCAGAACTTCTGCGGGAGCGCCTGCGCCATCTGGCGCGGAATGTGGTCAAACGTCGAAACGTCTGCCCCATCCAGAACGCCACCGTGCCCCATATCCGGGTAGGCTTCCATCTGGAACTGCAGCAACGTCTGATTCGGCTTGCTGGCCTTATGCACCATCGAACTGTACGGGCACGCCTGTGCCTGAATATTCGAAATAGCGTCCGCCAACTCTTCCCTCTTACCAACTTGGTCGATCTCTCTCAATGCAGGCATGATGCCCTCCTCTTATCAGTTCTGCAGAAATAGACCAGTTGGCTTACTCTCGGTTCCCGATTTCAGCTTTCCCAATTTCAGATTTCTGCTTTATTTACGTAGTTATCGATTCAACAAAGGCAACGGCTTCATTGTCACTCATATCGCCCACGTGCATCGCCTGTGCCGCTACCTGACCGCGCTTCGGTCCTGTTGGGGCTGTCGGCTTTACTTCACTGGTCGGGGCTGCGCTCGCCTTGGGAGGGACTGGTGGAGCCTTCGGCTTTGGCGTCGGCTTCTTCGTTGGTTCCGGTTTCTTCGCCAGCCGGGCGCGTTCGCCTGCCAGCATGTCCCCCAGAATCATCCTGAAGCCAGGTAGCCGTTTCAGCTCGGGCACTTGTTTAAGCGCCTGCTGCACCGTTGTGTAGTCCTTGTGGGTCGGATTGAACAGATCCGGATAGACTTCACGGGTCTGCGTATCCTGCTGCTGGCGTGCAACAAGAGCTTGACGCGCTTGCGGAATCAACTCCGCTCGCTGGTCTCGCACCTGCGCCCACCGTTGCCGGATCTGCGCTGCCGTGTAGACAATCTCCTGACCTGTCTTTTCGTCCTCCCCCTCATAGCCTTCCCAATTCGCTAGCAACCACTGCTCGGCACTCGCCAAATGCGTATCAAACGCATCAATCTGCTTCGGATCATCAACCAGCATAAGCTCATGCGGGCTGTTCACTTCGGCAGTAGGCTCGGCCTTAGCCAGCTCTTGCACACGGTTTTCCAACTCGGCAACGCGCTGATCCTGAGCATCTGCACGTTCTTGGGCGGCCTTCTGCTTCGCAACCGCCTTGTCAATACGCTTCTGAACGCGGGCTTGTAACTCTTCCGACAGACCTTCGATCGGCTCGTGGTCCGGATCAGGATCGGGATCCGGATCGGGTTCCGGTTCCGGCTCGGGCTCGGGTTCGGGCTCGGGCTCGGGGTCCGGGTCTGGAGTCGGCTCGGGGTCTGGCTCCGGCGTCGGGTCTGGAGTCGGTTCCGGTTCAGGTTCCGGTTCCGGCTCTGACGGCGGTGTGCCATTGTCCATAAACGTCTGCATCAATCCGGCCTCAAGGCCAGAATCCGTCACCACAGTTTCTCCACCCTGAGTTGGTGCGGGTGGGAGGGTTGAGGCCCCCTTTGTTTTCAACGTCGCCATGACTTTCTCCCGTCAAGTAGGATACCCATTGGCCTTAACCATGTGCGCCCGGCCAAAGTAAGACGCATGCCTTTGCTTTTCAACAAAACCAGTTTGTCAAATAAAAAGGCTGGTGCTCAATGCACCAGCCTCAAAACGATACGCAACGATATCAAACGATATCAACCTTCCCCGCTCAACCCCTCTTGACTCCCTCTAATTCCCCCCGTCCCACGTCCAACGTCCAACGTCCCACGTCCCACTTCCTACGTCCCACGTCCCACGTCCCACTTCCCACGTCCCACACTCTACCCCCCCCTCTCCTCCCCCCGCGTAGCCCGGATCCGATCCGCACACTCCAGAATCAAAGCCGACAGCGCCTCCTGTCCACCGATCGCCCGATCCAGGCTCTGCGTATCAATGCCCGGAGTCTTCGCCACAGCATCACATGCCCGATAGGTATCCGTAGCCAACTGCAGAACACCCTTCCAAATCGGATGCTCCGGCGCCGCCGTAAAAGCCGCCTGCAACTGCTCCGTAGGCATATCCTCATAAACCCCAAACGGCAACAACTCCCCCAACTTCCTAACATCCATCACTACCTCCCACGTCCAACGTCCAACGTCCCACAATCCCCAGCCCCCTACTGCTGCACCCCAACTCGCCCCGTCTGCGCATTCTGCTGCTGCTGCACCATAAAACCAAGATGCTGCATCCGCCGCTGCCAGATCTCCTGCGTGGCCGGGCTCGGCTGCGCATACGCTTCCGGCTGCTGCTGAATCATCTGCAGACGCTGCTGCAGCCACTGCGCCCGGAGCTCAAAGTTCTGACCATCCTCGGCCATCTCGGGCTCAATGCCGGAGTACGCCTTCACGAAATTCATCTCTTCCTCTTCGATCTCCTGCATGCTCACGCTCTCAACGTCCGTCAAAACCTCATCCGCCAACTGCGGATCGATCATGCTGAACATCATCTGCACCAGCTTGTCACGCTCGGCCGTGTTCTTCGTGTCCATCGGCAACACGATCTTGCCGATCGCATCGGCAATCTTCAGCACAAACTCATTGTCAAGCGTGCGCACATCCAGCCAGAAATGCACATCGAACATGCCCTGAATCTCGCGCCGGGTCTGGGGTAGCTCCTGCATCGACTGCATGGCCCGCTGGTTGCCCTTGCCCGCCATCACGCGCATAAGCTCCTCGGGCTCCATGTACTGCATGCTGAGCTGCGTCACCATCCGGACCATATCCGAAAGACTGGCCAGGAAGATGTTTACCAGCATCTGCTGCTTGGCAATCACCACGCTCTCCGGCACGCCATCAATCGGGATCCCGAAGTACCACGCCACGCGCTGCATGATGCGCGCCGCATACTCTTCGCTGGTGCGGGGATACGGCATCATTTTCATGGGCCCGATCTGCCCCGGACGATCTTCCTTCACCAACGCCAACGGCGCAATCTTGAGCTGCAGGTGCGGACGGTTACGCGGCACCGTGAATGGCGGTACCGTGACGAGCGTGGTATGATCGCAGAATTGATCATCCTGCCGCTTCTGCTGGGCCTGATCCGTCGCCACGATCTCGGGCACGCCCCGGCTATCCCAAAGGCTATCATTCAGGATCTCGCGCGGCATCTCCACATAGGGATAGTCCCCGTGGTAGTATTCCTGCATGTATCGATCCTTCGCCGCCTTCTCGGCCGTCGCGCTCCACACCGTGACATAGACCGCCTGCACGTTGTCAGAGTTCACGATGCGCTCATGGGTATAGATCACTTCGTATTTATCTCGTAGCCGCTCGGTCGTGTCCGTGCTGTTGCGGGTCATTTCGCTAATGCTCTCCTCGATCGCGTCCGCCTCCGTGAATGCCGACTGCCCGCGCTTCTCCAGGAGCGCCGTCACAAACTCATCAGACCAACCCTCCACGCGCTGACGGGTCTGCACCTGCCCCTTGGTCAAGAGACAGCGCCGATGGATATAGGGAGCCTCCTGAATGTCCGTACAGTTGCTGGGAATAAACAGATCCTGAAAAAGCCGATGCGCACAAACCTCCGGCCGATTCACCTTCAGGTACGGATTGGGAAAGCGTGATTCCCCTGTTTCGCGAAACTCGCGCAACATCGTTTTGCGCCGGGCCTTGGTCGCCATCGGAAACATGACTTCCATGCGCATCAACGCCTCTTGGTCGTTAGCCATATCCAGCAACACCGCAACCAACTCCTGCGCCGTCGCGGGATCCAACTGCTCCATCTGAAGCGCATTGGCATAGAGCGCCGGCAAATCCTGCAGGGATATCGGCTGCCACTCCAGGGCTTCCTCCTGCTTCCAGTAGATGCCCACCACGGCCACCCCCGGGCTATCGCCAAGCATGTACTGGCAAGCCTTCACGAGCTCCCGGAAAAACCTCCGTCCCAGCTTATTCTTGAGCAACCATTTCAACAGCGTACGCAGACGCGCCGCCTTCTCCTGATCCACCCCATCAAGCCCCTCGATGCGGGTACTGGCTCGGGTAGCCGCGGCCATCAGTACGCCCGTGAGATAGTTCACGATATCATCAGCCGTGCGCACGCGAACATCCGAAGCGCCTTCGAAGGGGAACACTTCCTTGCCGCCGTTGGCTGCCTTCAGCTTCTTGCCGCTCTCATCCTGCCCTTCCCAGAAACAGAATCGCGTATTATGGGAAAGCTCCCGGCGCGCCGTGATATTGTCCGACGCCTCCGCGCAAACATCCTGCACACTCTGCTTCAAATCCTGAAGCTGATCGGCACTGACAACACCCTCAGCCGTATCCCCGTCCACCTTAGTCTCCAGCACTTCCTGATCACGTTCCTTCGCCATCACAGCCTCCGTTGGTTTCGAATTCCCATCCCGTCAATCCCGTCAATCCTGTCAATCCCGTCAACTTCCTTCGGTCTTTTTCCCGGGCTTAATCAGCCCTTCAACCTCCGCGCGCTTATAGTGGGCGCGCCCGCCAGGTACCAGAAAAATCTGATTCAATACCCCACATTGAACCATTTTGCGCACCATTTGGCAATCCACTCCCAACAAGTCACAAACCTCCCGCCGCCTCAACAACAACTTCTGCATCCCTCTCCCCTTTGGTTTCCTCGCCCCCATTTCAGATTTCAGCTTTCAACTTTCAGATTTTCCCCAATAGTCCCACTTCCCAATCTCGCGCTTCAGCTCCCGCATAGCCAACTCAGCCCGCCGCTGCCACGGAGTCAACACCTTCTCCCCGGCCCACTCCCGCGCCTGCAACTGCAACACCCTCAACTTCTCAACCAAAGCCTGCTTAACAATCCCCGTCCCCATCCCAACCTCCCACTTCCCACATCCAACTTCCAACTTCCCACTTCCCACATCCCACTCTCAATAATGCCCCCCCCCAACCTCCGACTCCCACGAATCCGGCTCAACATGCCCAATCCCCAGCGTCACAAGGTAGCGCACCAAATCAAAGAAATCCTTACAAGCGCCATTCTTCCCGTCCTGCCCTGTCCAGGTACGCAGCGCAAAGATCACATTCAGGCAATCCTCTGCCACCATCAGGTAGGGCACGTTGAACCCCTCCACCTTCTGCTCCTGATCGTAATCGAGCCAGTCATTGACCAGTGCCACGCCCTCGGCAATACCATCGCCAGGCGTCAACTCGCAGAAGAGTCCGATGTTGGCAAAGTCTTCCTGCAGCGTCACCGGCCGGTCATTCTCTACCCGGGGAGTGGAGGCCGCTCGACTATCCAGAAAACGAGTATCAATCTTCTCATCGTCGCCATCCTTCGGCATCCAGTCCTCAACATGATCATCCTCGCCATAGGGCAGATCTGCCGCTTTCTTCCAGTCCTGCCACCCCTCCAGCCGGGCAATCTCGCGCTTATACGCCTTGAGCCCCCAGCCAAACGAATCCTGTGCCGGTCCCTTCCGGCCATCCAGGTGCTTAGCATCCGGCTCCGCCCATGGTCCGGGGACGCCCTGCCCGGGTATGTCGTATTTCCCCGGCCATTCGCGATAGATGTAGCAGTGCATTTTCGTGAACCGTACCCAGATCTGGGCCATATTACGGCCGCCGGCCGGATCCCCCAGCCAGTAGTTGGTACCTTCCTTGGGAATCATCTCCGGCTTAATCAAGTGAGCCTTCCCGAATTTCGGGCACCGGGCACTCTGTGCCTTGTCTGCCATCCCGTAGAAACGCTCCCGGATGAATGCCCGTGTACCCGTCCGGATCTTATTCCACACGCCCGCCGGATTCCCGTAGGGATTATCCGAAGAATGGAAAAACACAATCGCCCGGGTATCGTCCGTGTCACCGCTCTTGGCCATACACTTCATCACCCGCGGCACCATCTCAAACTTGCGGCCCTCCGGTACCGGCAACTGGCTTGGCTCATCCGTGAACCACTTGTTGCAATCCTCGACCGCCAGCGCCCGCTCCACCATCGGCTCCTTGCCATCCTTGGGCAACAGCCATCCGATGGACTCCATAACCGTGATCGCGCCATTCTGGAACTCTGCCACCGTGGGGCTGTAGCCCTTGACCGGCGTAAACGTCAACAGAAGCTTCCCGTCCCGGGTAGCCAATCGCAGTATCAGCGTCTTGATCCAATCCGACCCCACCAATTCATCTGGCCAGGCAACATTGATCTCACCGCCCTCGATCGTTTCAATGTTCTGTTCATAATTCCGATAGCTGCCCATGCTCATATTGGGGAGCACAAAGATATTATCACTAAAGCCGTTCTTGAAAGTATAGCTGATATAGGTCGGATGCTGCTTGATCTTCTTCCGCCACTCCTTCGGCATGTATCGCCATCCCAGCGCCTGCTGCATGCGGATACTGTTTTCGTTGTTCGTCTGAAACATCCAGGCCACGGCGCCATCAATGTGATGCAGAGTCCGGGAAACGTACTTCGCCGCATACTCCGACTTCCCGCCACGATTACCGCCCATAATCAAGAGCGTATCCACCGGTTTATCAAAGCCAAGCCTCTCCCGGATCTTCCGATTCTCATCAGCATCCCGCCAGGGCGCATCCAACAGCGCATCACAAATACGCCATACAGGAGGCTCCCAGCCATACCGAAAGGGATCCTCCTTCTCGCGTTTAATGATCAGTTCCCGCTGCTTCATCAAGCGCATCCACTCATCCACCCCCATAGCATAAATCTGCTCCGGAGTAGGAAGCGCCAAAACCGGATGCGGCGTAGGAACAAACTCAGCCATTAGCCATTAACTCCCAATCATCGCAAACCGTGAGGTTCGCATTCTTCAGCATCATAGAATGCAAAAGGCAATAGTGCCCATCTTCATTAGCCGCACACGTATCGCAAGAATCTTCATCATCGCCATGGGCATCCTTCAGCGGTTCAGGTAAATCCGCCCCACCGTCCCCTTGGTCAACCCCGTCAACACGGTCCTCTCTCAAATTCTCCGTGCTCATCGCTGCTCCTCCTCGTTTCCGCGCTCTGCGTTATGCGGACGCTATCCGCCTAATACACTGTTCGATTCTTCCGCTTCTATCCTCGCCTTGCCCGCCAGCACGGCGGCGCGAATCTTGTCCCTTCGCATTGCCATGCGCCACAGCATACGCGGAGAGCGAAACTTGACCGACACTGGATGCCAACGACAGGCAAACCACCATGCCCCAGCCAAGAATCGAACAAGGCGTTTGACGGATACATTCATTCCGCGCTTCGCGCTCCCTTCTGATCGTCAACTTGGTCGTTCGCAGGAAACACTACTACCGCACTCGGAAACGGCGCCGAATGCTTGGCGTCCCCAAACTTCAGGCGTCCGCGCAGAAAGCGGATCTGTCCCTTCATCGCGTAGTCATGCCACCACGCCGTGTCTGTTCGCGCAGGCACAAGACACACCACCGTTGCGCCCCGCTGGCTTTCCTCCCATGCCTTGCGCATCCATCGTGCAATCGTGCGCCCATACGGCGGGTTCATCCAACACCGTGCCGGTGCCCAGTCCTGTGCAAGTCCGTCAGTCTCTGGCGTGTAGAAGCGGGCGCACTTGGCGTTGTCCGCGACCGCACACACATCCACGTCCAGCGGGCCGAACTCCGCATTCAGCGCGTCAAACGTCTCTTGCGGCGTCGCCCACAGGTCTGTCTGGCTTGAAAAGTGTACGCTCATATTTCCCCCTGCGAACAAGACGTTCCAGAGGACGGCTTACAGCCGCCTCTGAACTCATCGTTGGAAACAGGAAGCGGGGCGGCAGTTGGCCGTTGTATCTCTACCGCCTCGCCCGCACCGATCGCGCCCGAGCGCAACGGCAGGTCATCGGGTTGGCTCTTGTGCGTTTCCTGTTCCAAATCGTTTCCAACATCACCCTGCACGGTACCGGCTACCGCCGTCCCGTGAGGGTGGGCGTTGGCGCAGATGGCTCGTTCGGCCGCGCCTTGCCCGTTGTCTCGGTCGTACAGCCACGGATCGAGCGTGTCCTTGCTCAGGTCCACCTTCATCACGCGGCCTTTCAGGTAATCAAAGTACGTCTGTCCGCCATCGAGAATCGTGCGCGCTTCTTTCGTGGTCATCGGTTTGGGGTCGAAATGCAAGAACCCCATGCCGAGCGGTCGGCTCGCGTTGTACAGTTTCGCCAGCACGTCCGCCTTGTCTCTGCCTTTCAGGTCGATCATCGTCTGTCCTCCTCATTGCTGAGCGCCAACAAGGCGCTCCAGTTTACGTCGCTTCGCTCCGAAACTGAGCTTGGTCGTTGTGCATACTCGATCCCATCAGCGTCTCCCATGCGAGCGCAACCACTCGCGGTACTTGTCCGTTTCCAGTGGCCTTCTCGCGGTCCAGTCGATCGGCCACCCCATGAGCCATTCGCGGAAGGTCGGGTTCAGCGGGCCAGTCTCGGCACCACCGAGTTGTTTGCAACCTCTCGGCGTTGTTCTTGGCGTAGGGAACCGTTGCCTGCTCTCCAACGCAACCGCCGTTGCAAGACTCGGGCTCACGCTCTGCCCCGTCCGCTTGCCGCGTTCCAGCTTCGCAAAGTCCGGCCCGCCTTCCGCCGCTCGCGGCGTCGGCCAGAGACGCCACACCCGTTGCCGAGACGCCGCCGAAGCAAGCCCGCCCTTCCGCCCAACCTCCCGCCGCTGCTTCCTTTTCCGCGCTTCGTACCTGGCCCCAGCCACTTGCATCACCTCAGTTCAACTGCAGAAACGGATAGCTACTTGTTGGACCACTCGCGCAGCGTCTGCCATTCGCCGCGCTGCGCCGTGGCGGGTTTATGGCATGTCGGGCACGTCGGCATCTGGAACCAGATACAGTCTCCGTGCGCTGACACCCACTCGTGCCCGTCGTCGCACTTGCACCGCGTGCCGATGCACAGCCGCATGTCAAGCAGGCGCTGAATCAGGTCCAACAAAGAGGTGGACGGCGACATGGAAACCGCGCCGACCTCCTCGGTTGAATCATTGCGTGTATCAGCGGTTTCCATGCGCGTCACCTCCGACGTTGGGTGTACTCAGCATTTCGCAATCTTTATGCTATGCGTTGTTTTCAGTTCCGCGTGATATGCGTCCACCAGCGTCAGCGGGTTGTCGCCCTCATGCGCCCACAGCTTCACGCCGTTGAAATCCGCCTCGACCAGGCATCCCACGCGGTTCGCCAGCTCGCAGAGGTCGCAGCAGGCGTCCCGGATGTCTGTCCCCGCCATCAGTTCAACCTTCAGTGTCACTCTCAGATGTCTCATGTTGTCCTCCAATCCGCACCCAACCAGAGGGTGCAACCTACGTCGCTTCGCGCCGAGGTTGACCCTCGGCGTTCGCCGGATGCCGACCCGCCCGCCATCGCGGAGAATCGCCCATGTTGATCCCGCTCAAGTCTGCCGCTGTGTGATGCCGGTACATGCCACACCGACAGCGTTGCTCAGTGGCCACGCCATACGGATTGATGCGCGTATCCTTCCATCGATGCCGATGCAACCAACCAACAAAACGCATCATCCCCTCCCCATTTCAAATTCTTGCCCTTCGTAGCTTCTCAGCGTAGTAGGGTCCCAATTTCAAATTTCAGCTTTACCCACATACTCCACAACCGGCTCCCGCGGATCCTCCCTAAACTGCCAGCATCCATTGTCGCCGTAGTGAAACCAAAGCTTCTTATGCAGCGGATAATGCCCCGTCGTGCGCTGCTTCTGCACAATCAGCATGGCATCATAAAGCCGATGGGCCTCCCTCAACTCGTTTTCCAACTCCAGCCGATCAGCCTCCTGCGCCTGATTCAGCTTAATCTCCAGCCCCTCGATCTCCGTCGCCTTCAACTCATGCCGCCACCAGCAAATCACATTCCACGCCAGGTCAGAGATATCGCCGCTGCCCTTGATATCGTACTCCCCTCCCCAGAACTTTTCCTTGGGGTGGCGGGAGTCCGGCTTCTTGTCGTGACATACCAGATGCACGTGAGCGCCGTACTCCTTGGCAAAGCGATTCAGCCGGTTCAGCATTTCGCGCTGCGTGTCAAAATCGTCCTGCTTCACATCCTTCAGCTTCAGCATCGAATCCAGAACAAAGTGACTCACCCCATACTTCCGCGCGGCATACTCCCAGGTATTCATCATGGGCTCCAGCAATGCCTCTCCCACAAAGTCATAGATAAAGAATCGCTCATCCATCCACTGCAGGGCATGATCAAACTCAGCCTCGCCTGACGGCTTATGCTTCCCCATCCCCTGCTTCATCATGTTCTGCAGCGTCATACTGGCCGGGATCTCAAAGCTGGCAATACAACTCTTGCGGCCATGGGCTCCAAAATGCACCATCAGGTGAGTAAGCCCAACGCTCTTGCCGTGGCCATTGAATCCATGATGTACCGTCACTTCCCCATCCCTGAACATAAAGGGCATTGTGAACGGAGGAGCATCCCCGGGCTCCACACCATCCGGCGGAAAGAAGCGCTCCCAGATCGGTTTTCGGAATGCGCTCGGCAACTTCAGCTCGTCGGGATCCAGCGGCCGCATGTTGTCCAGGGCATCAAACAACTCAATACCCTTCTGCGCACACTCGTTGGCATCCTTCGCTGACTCCGGCCAATCAAACACCATGCAGCGCTCACGGCGAAACCGGGGTACCAGAATATCCCGGGCATTGCGGCCGGGCTCATCGCCATCCAGCGCCAGCAACACCGTGACAAACTGCTCCAGCCAGTCATAATCCCGCTCAATCCACTCATCATGTGCCTTGGCATGATCCCGCGCACTCGGCTGGGCGCCAATCGGGAGACTCACCGCCGGATTACAGAAGTCCCACATACTGAGAGCATCAAGCTCTCCCTCCGTAATCGCCACGCGTCCATCACACTTGTTCGCCTCCACCGCCTGAATCCCGAAAAGATGCAACGGAGCGCCATGCTTGTACTCGTGGGCATCGGCCGCCTTGGGGTGGAGGAACATATACTTCTTGTCATGGATATCCCGGTACTTCAACCGCACCAGATTCCCATCAGGATCAAAAAATGGAAACACCACACAAGTCCGCTCTT